GGGTGATGATGTTCTGGAGAATAAAGAGGAAGATCTGAAATTCTACACCGACGGGATTTACATCGATCAAATGAGAGGTGGTGTGAACGCCGGCGGCCGCATGACGCGGAAACGAACCATCCACTCTCTACGCAAAGTTGCCCGTCGTCGGTCCTCGGACTGGTGGCAGCGTGCTTTTGACGAGCTGATCTTCATGTATGGCTCTGGAGCTCGCGGCGTCAATGCGGATTTCATCTATCCCACCTCATACCCCGGGTTTGCAAACAACCCGTTTACCGCACCTGATTCCGAGCACATTGCTTTTGCCGGCGACGCCGTCGATAAGACCGAAGTTCTGGACGCTGGCGCCCATATCATGTCCTTGACCGAGATCGATAAGGCCATTGCAGTTGCGGCCATGATGGGCGGCGGAAGTGGTGGCGGAGATGCAGGCACCGACGGCAACACCCAGACGCCGAAGATTCAGCCGATTATGATTAATGGTGAACGCCATTTCGTACAGCTGATGAATCCGTGGCAGGTATTTGATGTCAGGACCAACGCTGAAGCGGGGCAATGGTTGGACATCCAGAAGGCAGCGGCCGGCGCCGAGGGGCGAAAATCCCCCATCTTCAAAGGCACCCTGGGAATGTACAACAACGTCGTATTGCATGAGCATGAGTCAATTATCCGGTTTTCTGATTATGGCGCCGGCGCGGTTCTGGCGGCCAGGGCTTTATTCATGGGCGAGCAGGCCATGGTAATGGCTTTTGGTACCGCTGGCACCGGACTTCGGTTTTCGTGGCACGAAGAAAGCCGAGACAACGGCAACCAGGCAATCATCACCACAAGCTCAATCTTTGCCGTCAAGAAGGTGACTTTCAATGGCAAGGATTTTGGCATGTACGCGACTGATACGGCGGCCAAGTCCCCGGCGTAATTGACCCAAACAACCGGTAACAATTAACATTTATATTTAGGGAGGTTTAATCATGGCTGAAATATTGGTGGGCATCCAAGCCCAGGACGTTAATCCCCCGGCTTCGATTCACAGCGCGGGTGAGGTCCATGTGTCAGAGGGTAAATATGATCTGGCAGCGGCCCTTGTGGTCGGCGACATCGTCAAACTCTGCAAGATTCCGGCTGGCTGCATCCCGATCGATGCACGCCTGGAAATGGACGAACTGGACACCGGCGCGGACGCTCTTGTCGGTAGTCTGGCGCTCATGGAGCCGGGCGGAGCTGACATTATCGCAGATTCCGAGCTGATTCTGACTAACACGCTCGGGCAGGCCGCGGGAGTGGCACGCATGGACAATCTGGACACGGCCAGGCGGCTGGTTCTGGAGGTCGCTGTTGATAATCAGCGGTTTCTTGTCTATAAAGTGACAACCGCACCGGGTACCGGCGCCGCGACCGGCAGGATCAAAGCATCGATCCTTTTTCGTGGCAAAGAGTACAACGAGTAATTAGTAATTGCTGTTAACCGTGCTCGCATGTTCTGGTTTTTCTTGGCAGGTTAGGTAGTGTCGGGCTATCCCGCCTTCCTCCTTTCCCAGTTCGTGCGGGCACATAACCAAATCCCGATTAGGATAGGAGGTCCTATTTTATGTTTATCGAATGTTTAATTAAGCGATCGGACGGAAGCGAGACATTTGTCGATTTTGAGCAAGTACGCTACCGGTTTACCAAAAACGCAGCCGGAGACCATGTTTGCTTTGTGGGAGGTCAAGGGCATCAAAACCGCCTGCTGGGTATGGGCAACGGCACTTATCGGCCGTACAAACCGCCGAAGGATCTCCAAGGCCCCCAGGGCGGCAATCCGGAGTCCATGGTTTTCGGAAGCAAGAAGAAAAGGCCACCGCTAAAACCGGTGGTACTCGAGCAGGATCTTATTAAGGAGGTCCCCCCGAGCGAGTCGGTCAAACCTGGTGGCCTGGTCGACTATGACTGGGATCTGAATGAAAAGGTCCAAAAGCTAAACAGCTTTAAGCGCCTTGGACCTGATCAGTTTAAAAAATACATCGACGATAACCGCGAAAACGTCATGTTGTGGCCAATCGATGTCCGGCGCGAGCTCGCAAGAAAGATTGACAAAGTTTTACCGGAAATTGACCCCGACATTAAGGGATTTGATATTGACGATTATATCACCGACGCCGGCAATACCTGATGTTCTTATTGAAGATGCCGACCTACGCGAGATCCTGCTTGCTCTTAAAACTATTGCGGAGATCCGCGAAGGCCGGCACATCGACAAGAATCTTAGGTTTATTACATACTATGAGCTGGTAAGCTATCTCAGCGGCAATGACCAACTAGTTGTTGAGGCATCAACGTCCGGCCACAACCACGACACTATATATTCCGCCCTATCCCATAACCACTCTGGCCTATATGCTGAAATTGTCGACGTTGAGGGTGTGTATGCTCTCATCGTCCATGACCACGCAGGTTTGTACGCGGCCCTGGAACATCAACACAACGAACTATATTCGAGCCTGAATCACGACCATCTTCAATTTGAGGAGATCGAGGCCCGGGCATACTGGCAATCGATAATTTAAGGAGAGACCATGACAATCGAATATGGACGCATAGCGGCAAGCAGGCCGGCAGCAACAACCGAGGAAGAACTTTACGCCGTCCCGAGTAATTCAGAGATTATCGCAAATTTAACGATCTGTAATCAATCGAGTTCAAGCGTGGATATCAGCGCAGCGCACACCGATGCAGCAGGCGCAGCAGCCGGCGAGGACTGGCTTGCGTTCGAGGAGCCTTTAGCGGCCTATGCGCGTCTTGTAATCCCGATCACGGCCAAAAACCCCGAGACGATCCGGATCAAGGCAGGCACCGTCGATGTGGTGAGCTTTCATTTATCCGGTATGCTCAAAACATAGGAGATTAGCAAATGCCGACAACCACCGTAGGCTTTTGTATCGACATGGCAGAACGCAAGATCCTGGATGAATCAAACGACGAATACACCGAGCAAAACCTTCTGGATCTGTACCATTTGGCAATCAACGAAATTATCAACCTTGTCCCAAGAGCTCATTCGGATTCGAGAACCTGGAAATTAGCAGCTGCAACGCGCCAGGTTATCCCGGCCGATGCCGTGGAACTGGTCGACGCAATTATGAATATGGGCACCGACGGCATGGTCCCTGGAGTGGCGATCCGCGAGACCACCCTGGACGTGATGAAAGTGCTTCTCCCCGACTGGGAGGCTGATACTCCAGCCGCCGTTGTCGAAAACTATTTCCGCCTGCCTGAGTCTAAGGTGGAATTCATGGTCTATCCGCCCAATACGGGATTGGGTTACATGAAGGGGCGAGTTACCACCATACCGGCACGTGTGATCTGGGATTCCAACGGGGATTGGAAGTTAGCCGTTATCCCTTTCGATGACACTTTTGGAAGCGCGATTATCAACGGCATGGTTTATATCGCCTACGACGACGACACCGACACGCCAGGCAACTCCCCCAGGAGCCAGATGTTTTATGGCCGTTTCTTGCAGGACTTAGGACTTAGGGCGCAAAAAGAGAATAAGTATCGGAGGGCTTAAAAATGGTAGATATTTCAGTGGACCTATGGTTTCCGGACGTGATTCCGGCGGCCCAATTATGTCCCGCTAAGATAATTCGGCGGGAGATAGTTAACACATGCAGGGATTTGTGCGATCGGACAATGTTGTGGACCCTGGAACTGCCTGCAATCGATGTTGTAATGGATCAGGCGGAATACCAGCTCACGACCACCGGCGCCAGCATAGCAGGCGCGGACCGGGCAGCCTTTAACGGTAAAACTATTTTCCCGGCCTCGGAAACGGCCCTGGATGAAGACGATACCCAGATCGGCGGCAATGAGGAATGGCGGACGAAAACCACCGATAAGCCGGAGCGCTACTTTGTGACAATCGAAAAGAAGGTCCGCCTTGTCTACATCCCCGACGCGGACCTAACCGGCGGGCTGATAGTTTGGGCTATCCTGGTTCCAGACATAACCGCAATAGTTGTGCCAGAATTCTTGTGGGACAATTTCAAGGATATGGTTTCAGACGGCACCCGCGGCCGGCTTAAATCCATGCTGGACATGCCCTGGACCGATCTAAAGACGGCTGGGGAGTTTCTGGCAAGCTACGAAATGCAGATGATCGATGCAAAACAAAAGAAACATAAGGGTTTTCAGCGGATAAAGACCCGAGGTTTCGCGAGGACACGCTACCATGACTTTTAAATTCACCAACAATGGAGAGGGATATCTCAATAGTGCCATAGGCACCGGGGATACGTCAATCACATTGCAGTCCGGCGACGGCGCGACCCTACCACCCATAGGGGCGGATGAGGAATTCGAGGGAGTTATTGTCGAAGGATCAACATCCGAGTGGATTACGGTTACAGCCAGGTCCGGCGATCAACTCACAGTCACCAGGCACCCCACGGCGCCTCAATCCTTTTCCGCCGGCGCCTACTTTCGACATAGCATGAGTGGCGACATGCTGAATTCCTTTTTGCAAAAGGGTGATTTCAGGACGGTTACAGAAGATCCAGACGGAAGTCTGGCAGCGTCCTATTTCGGCGAGGAGGTATTTCAATCGGCAAGTGGGCGCTGGTGGAAACATACAACCGGCACAACTTGGCAGGAAATGAATCACGCATGATTGGGTTTACTAACAAAGCAGTCGCACATATTGCAGCGGCGATCACGACGGGGGAAACCCAGGTCCAAGTCCAAGATCTGGAATATGGCGCTATTTTGTCCGCTCCTGGTGAGTCGGTCTTTCTCATGCTTCGAGGTCCTGTCAATCGTGAGCTGATAAAAGTCGACATCGATGCTTCTATCTGGGGCGGCGGACTCTCGAATTATCTTACCGTGGAGCGCGGCCAGGGTAGTACCACCGCGAAAGTGTGGCCGGCGGGATCGATGATGTTTGCAACCACCCATGAGGACCATTACAACGCGATCCTCCAACGCGGGATAGCCCGCACAATTAGTTATAACCCGAATCAGATCTTATCGCCTCTATTTGCCGGCGAAAAGGTTTATCAAGACAGCCCGGCAGGCTGTGAACGCTGGTGGATATCTTTTAACGGCACCGATCCTTACTGGGACATCATTACAGGGCAACCGTGCGGCGCCGAGACTTACCAGGATATCGGATGGGACTATGAGCTTTTAATGGCTTCTGACCCATGGAGCGAGAAGCAAAACCTATCTGATTACGATTCGTCCATCAGGTGGCTTTATTCCCTTTGTTATGATTCCAGTCGGCACAATCTATTCATTGGCACAAAGTACAACGGATTCATTTTCAAAAGCACGGACGGCGGCGCAAACTGGACGTTAAGTAAAGACACCGGTACAGATCGAGTCAGATCTCTTGTTTATGACGCCTATCACGATGCTCTCGTTGCAGGCACAGGAGGAAATGGCGACTGGTGGAGAAGCACGGACGGCGGCGCAAACTGGAGTGAAGTTACTGGACTTAATCAAGAAGTCACAACGCTTTGCTACGCTCCAGATACCCATACGATTATCGCGGGGACCTTCTCGTCGGCTAAGATCTATAAAAGCACGGACGGCGGCCTAAACTGGACTATGAAACAAAATCTTGGATCACCCTCCCCCTGGGAGTCCGATGTTTCAGCATTGGCCTACGATTCCTCTCGAAGCCGGTTTATCTGCGGGACCGGCAAAGGTGATGGTTCGTTGTGGGTCAGCACGGACGATGGAGATACCTGGGTGAAGAAAAAGGCCCTGGGGGATGAAGGCAACCCGCAAGATCAAATACTTTCCATGTGTTATGACATCGAGAACGATGCAATTATTTGTGGGACTTACAACGATGCCCAGCTTTGGAGAAGTACAGACGGCGGAGAGACCTGGTCATTGATAAAGGATCTTAGTCTTGAATCACCCTCACAATACGAGGTTAACGCTTTATTTTACAACCCGGATAACCATTGGGTGTTTGCCGGCAGCGCTTACGAGTCCCAAGTGTGGATTAGTAAAGACGGCGGGGACACCTGGACAATGGAGCAGGAATTAGAAAACGTCAATATCTATGCTTTTGCTCACGACAGCTACCACGGCAAATTGGCGGCGGCCGTCTCCAGCAGCGTAGGACCTGGGATAATCTGGACGCGGGGAGATTCATAATGCTAATTTTGGTGGGCGCATGACAATATCATTCTCACATAAGGCCCTTGGCCACCTCTTGGAAGCTGTCACCGATTCCGATGTTTGGATGAAGGTGAGCCCGCAAGTTTTCGAGTCCTTTGTCCGGCCAGGGGGAAATGTTTATGCCCTAATTCGAGGTCCGGTCAATCGCGAAGTGGTCAAAATCGATGCTTCTGGTTCAATGAACGAGAATCTTAAAGTCGAACGCGGCCAGGGCGGTACCACGGCAAACGCTTGGCCATTGGGCGCTTTGCTCTTTAATTCCACAAATGAGGATCATTACAACTCAATTATCCAGCGGGGAGCGAACCGGACAATCGACTATAATCCTAACCAGGTATTGTCCCCGCTTTATGCCGGCGAGAAAATTTATCAGAACAGTCCCGCTGGTTGTGAACGCTGGTGGATTTCCTTTAATGCGGTTAATCAGTATTGGGATATTATTACAGGGGAGGCGTGCGGCGACGAATACCTCCAGGATATCGGATGGACCTATGACTTGTTGTTGCCGGCGCCGGGCTGGAGCGGGTGGCTTGATGTTACCGGCCCAGCCTATTGGACGCTTTCCCTGGGGAACTGGGATGGATCAAAATATACCACCGAATTCACCGATCCGTATTATGACCTGGAACTTTTCCCTTACGGGACTTGGCACGCAAATCAGGAGCCAGAGAAGATCAGGGTAACCTTTACCGGCCAGACCTATATTGAGCTTTATGTGTACGATCTACAAGACCGGTTTATATTTAACGATGTAGGCTATAAGAGCTTGGAGGAGAAAGACCTTAGTTATTATTCTCCCCCGATTGACCTTAAATATATTTCTCTCAGGGGATTTCCGAACCCATTGGAGATCACCAAAATAGAGATGTATTCATCGTGATAAAGGTAATGTCATAATGTGGAGAGCTGAACTGAAATCTGATGTTGTTATCACTGGCGGGGGCGATGAAAACAACATGGAAGATATCTTTAATGAACTAATCGCTCTTGAAATCGAACTTAATGCAGGTGCGAGAAAACATTTTCGAGTTCAGGAAAGACCGATCGACATACGAGTGCGATTTAAGCTAACCCAGACGGAAGATAGGATTAGGGTTTTTGCTAACCCTAAATTTAAATACCGGGAAGTTACGCCCGTAATCGCTGAGGTGATAGAATAATGTTGATATCAATAGACACCTTTCAGGGTATGCAGCCAAGAATAGAAGCCCATCTCCTCCAGCCGAACATGGCCAAGGTGGCCCGCAATGCAAATTTGCAAAAGGGATCACTGCGCCCCTGGAAAAAAGAGCTGATTGACACAACTCTTTCCCAGTCCGACACGCTGATTAAGACCATATACCGGTACCTGGAAACGTATTGGTTTGAGTTTACGGCAGAGGTTCATATCCTACCTGGTCCCATTGCCAATGACACGACCAACCGGCGATATTTTACCGGCATCGGGCTTCCGAAAAAAACCAATGAGGACGAAGCGACGACGGGATCACCTCCCTACCCGATCAATTTCTACCCCATGGGAGCGCCTATTCCTCATTTGGCGCTTACCGCAGCTTTGGGCGGCGGCGGCACAGGAGATCCTCGCGAAATCGGATATGAGTGGACGCTTGTCACCTCATGGGGCGAGGAGGGTCCGCCGTCTCCTGCCAGTAATCTTGTATCGGCCATGCAAGGCCAGACGGTCAACCTGTCAGGCATCACGATCAAGTGGGCAGCGAGTCAGACCTATGATGCCGG